AAATGTTGATTTTAATAGAGCTTGTTTATCAATAAATTATATACATTTAGATACTGATGAACAAAATTATTTTAAAAATAATAATCATAAATTATTAATTGAACAAGTCCAACATCAAGAAACAAATATTATTAATGGAGTTGTTAATAATATTGATCTACATTTTACATATTTGTCTAAATACATATTATGGAAGTTACCATATAAATATATATTAAATAGAGCTAAATTAATATTTAATAATAATGATTTATTTTATGAACAATATGGTGAATATTTTCATTTACTTCAACTTATGGAACATGGACTTGGTAATATTGATTCCTTAACTCGTATGGAAGAAAATACTGATACTAATGGCACTTATTATTTATATAGTTTTTGTTTATATCCAGCATTAAGACAACCTTCTGGTTTATGTAATATGTCTCGTATAGATGATAAATTTTTACAATTAGAAACATCGTATATTAGAGAATCAATGAATAATAATGTAAAAATACCTGTAGATGTATTTAGTGTAAATTATAATTTCTTATATATTGAACACGGTAAATGTAAGTTAGGGTTCTAAAAATATACTTTTTAGAAAAAAGTATAGTCAAAAACTATTGTATTTTTAATAAGATCTTAAGAATTTATTTTTTTGTCTAAACTTTTTATTAAAAAGTTTTTAATTTAATTCATTTTTTTTTTCTAATATTAAAATATAAAATGGGTGGAGGTTTAATGCAATTAGTCGCTATGGGTGCTCAGGATGTTTACCTTACAGGTAATCCTCAAATTACTTTCTTCAAAGTTGTCTACAGAAGACACACTAACTTCTCCAAGGAAGCTATTAAACAAGAATGGAATGGTTCTGGTGCCAGCAGAACTTGTACATTAGCTAGAAATGGTGATTTAGTTCAAGAAATTTATATTCTTGGTAATGGTATAAATGATTTAGATCAAACACACATTGCTTCTGTAGAAGTTGAAATTGGTGGCCAAAAAATTGATAAACATTATAGTGCTTGGATGGCTATTTATGATGAATTATTTGATGAAAATAAGGACTTAAAAGCTGCTATTCAAGGTTCTTTTATGCCATTAAGATTCTGGTTTAATAGAAATCCTGGTCTTGCTTTACCTTTAATTGCTTTACAATACCATGAAGTTAAAATATGCCTTGAATTAAATTCCAGTGCCGATAATGCATATTGGAATACGGGCTTATTAGTCAACTACTTATATTTAGATACTGATGAACGCAGAAGATTCGCTCAAGTATCACATGAATATTTAATTGAACAGGTTCAGCATACAGGTATTGAATCATTAGGTGCTCCTGGACAAAACGCAAACCTAACTAAAAGTTTAACATTAACATTTAATCACCCTGTTAAAGCTTTATTTTGGAATGGATTAACTGTTGGTGCTACTGGTGTTGCAAGTTATAAAGCTAAATTACAATTAAATGGTCATGATAGAGCTGCTGAACAAGGAAATATGTATTATACAGGTGTTCAACCATATGAATGTGGTTTAAGACATTATCATAGTAATCCTCTTACAGTATCAGATGCAGGTATGTATTCATTCTGTTTAAAACCTGCTGAACACCAACCTTCCGGTACCTGCAACTTCTCCAGAATTGATAATGCAAGATTAGTAGTAACCCTTACTGGTGGTTCTGGTACCCCAGTAACACAATCATTACATGTATTCGCTATGAATTACAATGTATTACGTATTATGAGTGGTATGGGTGGTCTTGCTTACTCTAACTAAAAACTTTTTAGGAAAAAGTTTAGACAAAAATAAAACTTTTTAGAAAAAAAACTTTTTAGAAAAAAGTTTAGTCAAAAATAAGACTTTTTAGAAAAAAGTTTAATATAATATTTTTTTTTTTATTTTAATCTTAAGTTATTAAATTTAATTTTTAATTTAATTAAATTTAATTCATTTTTTTTTTCTAATATAAAAATATAAAATGGGTGGAGGTTTAATGCAATTAGTCGCTATGGGTGCTCAAGATGTTTACCTTACAGGTAATCCTCAAATTACTTTCTTCAAAGTTGTCTACAGAAGACACACTAACTTCTCCAAGGAAGCTATTAAACAAGAATGGAATGGTTCTGGTGCAAGTAAAACTTGCACTTTAGCTAGAAATGGTGATCTAGTCCAAGAAATGTACCTTGTTGGTACAGGTCAAGTAAATCCTGCTACTGTTGAAATTGAAATTGGAGGACAAAAAATTGATAAACATTATTCGGCTTGGTTAGATATTTATGATGAGTTATTTGAAACTAATCACGGTTTAAAAAATGCTATTGATGGTTCTTTTATGCCATTAAGATTCTGGTTCAATAGAAATCCTGGTCTTGCTTTACCTTTAATCGCTTTACAATATCATGAAGTTAAGGTTGTTGCTGAATGGGGTGCAACTTCTGATGGTAGCACCGCTGCAGTAAATGCGGCGAAGTGTAGTAGTTTATTAGTCAATTACTTATATTTAGATACTGATGAGCGTAGAAGATTTGCTCAAGTATCTCATGAATATTTAATTGAACAAGTCCAACATACTGGAACGGAATCTCTTGGTACTCTCGCCACTGATGCGGACAGTTCGAAAAGTATTACTTTAACTTTCAATCATCCTGTTAAAGCATTATTCTGGAAAGCAGCTGGTACAGTATTAACTACTTACACAGCTAAATTACAATTAAACGGACATGATAGAGCTGCTGATCAGGGATATTTGTACTATACTGGTGTTCAACCATATGAATGTGGATTAAAAGGTAAAGGTTCTGAAAGCAATACTGCTATCGACTCAGCTAAAGCAGCTATGTATTCATTCTGTTTAAAACCTGCAGAACATCAGCCATCTGGAACTTGCAATTTCTCAAGAATTGATAATGCTCGTCTTGTATTATCAAAAATAAGAGGTACTGCAGCTGAATCATTAAATGTATTCGCTCTTAACTACAATGTATTACGTATTATGAGTGGTATGGGTGGTCTTGCTTACTCTAACTAGAAACTTTTTAGAAAAAAAACTTTTTAGAAAAAAGTTTAGACAAAAATAAAACTTTTTAGAAAAAAGTTTAGACAAAAATAAAGCTTTTTAGAAAAAAGTTTAGACAAAAATAAAGCTTTTTAGAAAAAAGTTTTAAAAGTTTAATTAAAAATAATTAAAATATTAATTAAATTATTAATATTTTTTTTTTTGAAATTTTTTTCTATATATATAATATAAAATGGGTGGAGGTTTAATGCAATTAGTCGCTATGGGTGCTCAAGATGTTTATCTTACAGGTAATCCTCAAATTACTTTCTTCAAAGTTGTCTACAGAAGACACACTAACTTTTCCAAAGAATGTATTGCTCAACAATTCAATGGAACAGCTGATTTTGGTTCATCTGTAACCTGCACATTAGCCAGAAACGGTGATCTAGTCCAAGAAATCTACTTAAAAGCTACATTAGCGTGTGACGTTGCTGCAATTAATAATGATTTTGTATTAAATGATGTAACACCATTAATTAAAACTGTAGAAGTTGAAATTGGAGGTCAAAAAATTGATAAACATTATTCTCAATGGTTAGATATTTATAATGAATTATTTGAAACTTCGCACGATTACAGAACTGTAATGAATACAGGTAGTGGAACAAATGTACAAAACGGTACACCTAAAAGTGTAACATGCTATATTCCTTTAAGATTTTGGTTTAACAGAAATCCCGGTCTTGCTTTACCTTTAATTGCTTTACAATATCACGAAGTTAAAATAAATGTTACATTAGGTGCCGTTAATGACTTATTTGGACACGTTCATTTGGACACTGCTGTTGCCACTTCTGGAGAAGCTTGTGCGGCTGCGGCTACTGGTACTACCGTTGGTGTTGTTTTATCATCTGCTGATTTATTAGTCAACTACTTATATTTAGATACTGACGAACGCAGAAGATTTGCTCAAGTATCCCATGAATACTTAATTGAGCAAGTTCAACATACTGGTGTAGAGTCCGAAAAAACTATTGATATGACATTTAATCACCCTGTTAAAGCATTATTCTGGACTGGTGCATCTTGGGATAGTGTTAAATTACAATTAAATGGTCATGATAGAGCTTCTGTCCAAGCTCATGATTATTATCATTTAGTCCAGTCATATGAATCAGGACTTGGTCATTCTGGTAAATCATTAACAGCTAATACTCGTGCTTGGGCTACTGTTGCTTCTGGTGGTAATGTTGGTATGTATTCATTCTGTTTAAAACCTGCTGAACATCAACCAAGTGGAACTTGTAATTTCTCACGCATTGATAATGCACGATTAGATGTTGGTACTGGTGGTAACTTATGGTTATTCGCTATGAACTACAATGTATTACGTATTATGAGTGGTATGGGTGGTCTTGCTTACTCTAACTAAAAACTTTTTAGAAAAAAGTTTAGACAAAAATAAACTTTTTAGAAAAAAGTTTAGACAAAAATAAAGCTTTTTAGGAAAATAACTTTTAAAAGTTTAATCAAAAATTAAATTATTAATAATAATGTTAATAATTTATTTTTTTTTTCTCTATAATTAATATAAAATGGGTGGTGGTTTAATGCAATTAGTCGCAATGGGTGCTCAAGATGTTTATCTTACAGGTAATCCTCAAATTACTTTTTTCAAAGTTGTCTACAGAAGACACACTAATTTCTCCAAAGAATGTATCGCTCAAACTTTCAGTGGTAGTGTTCCTACTACAGATGAAGGTTCCGTAACCTGTACATTAGCCAGAAATGGTGATTTAGTCCAAGAAATTTACTTAAAAACAAACTATACATTAGTTGGTGGCGGTGGTGGTGGTGGTGACAGTCAAACAACATCTTGGCCACAAGAAAGCAGTATAAATACTGCACAAGAGTTTGCACGATTAAAGAGATTATATAATAATGATGTAGAGGACTTAATCTCTCCCTTCGGCGGTTCTCCTGTAAAATCGACATTTTTCGAAAACCCCGAACGGAATGCTTATAGAAAAATAGGTATATCAGGAGATACTGTAACTTATACCCCCCAAGTCCCAACTGAAGCCAGTGAAGATTTTAAATCTTTAATAAAACTTGACATTAATAATGATGGATTTCTGAAAAATGCACTAATAAACACAGACGAGGTGGATCTTAAAGATCTTATTAAAAATCCTATATATGTAAGAATATCAAACACATATGAAAATACAGATCATACATCAACAGTACAAAATAGGTGGGGTGTGAATCTAAACGGCAGCACAGAAACTAGTTTTGTAACTCCATATGAAATATTTAAAATAGTACCATTTATGTATAAATATGATAATAATGATAATTACGGAAATGAAGACCCGACTAGTAATATAGTCAAATACAATTTTATATATTGGATTTTAGAAAAAGAATCGGGAGGTAGATACATTTATGAAAATCTTACTACGCTAACCAATAACCCCGGGGATGACAACTTTTTGCCAAATTTACCTTTATTTGTAGTAGGTGGTACAGGTAGCTCTTCAGGTAGTTCTACTTCTGCATTAAGTGGCGTTGATGCTACAACATTAATTAAAACAGTTGAAGTTGAAATTGGTGGTCAAAAAATTGACAAACATTATTGTCAATGGTTAGATATTTATAATGAATTATTTGAAACAAGTCATGATTATAGAGAAAGTTTATGTAATGCAAATAATTCAAGTACAGCTGATGGTGCTACTAATTACATTCCATTACGTTTCTGGTTTAATAGAAATCCAGGTCTTGCACTACCATTAATTGCTTTACAATATCATGAAGTTAAGATTAATATGACATTAAATCCAAAATTAATTGATGGAACTAATAGTGTCTCAATTACTGACGCTAAATTATTAGTCAATTATATATATTTAGATACTGACGAACGTAGAAGATTCGCTCAAGTCAGTCATGAATACTTAATTGAACAAGTTCAACATACTGGTGTTGAAAGTGAAAGTCCAATTACTATGAACTTTAATCATCCAGTTAAATCTTTATTCTGGACTGCTCCGGGTGCAACATTAGGTGCAGCTAAAATTCAATTAAATGGACATGATAGAGCAGCTTCACAACCACATGATTATTATCATTTAGTCCAACCTTATGAGAATGGTCTTGGACATAGTGGTAAGTCATTAAATACAACTACAAGAACTTGGGATTATGTAGTTAATACTACTACTACTAATAATGTTGGTATGTACTCATTCTGTTTAAAACCTGCTGAACACCAACCTTCTGGTACTTGTAACTTCTCACGCATTGATAACGCAAGATTAAATCTTGCTGGAGTATCAAATTCATATGGTGTATATTTATTCGCTATGAACTATAATGTATTAAGAATTATGAGTGGTATGGGTGGTCTTGCTTACTCTAACTAAAAACTTTTTTGAAAAAAGTTTAAAAAAAAATGTATTCCAAAATAAATAAAAAGTTTAAT